TAAATGTCCCAAGGCACTTGATACTTTATATCCAAAACACCATTATTGATTGTTTTAATTAATTCATTTAAAGCATTTATGGTATAAAGTGTATTGGTTATCTTTTTTCGATGTAAAGAAATGGTATTTTTCACTTTATTAAAATCAACATCATCACTTTTATCAACATTATATGTGCATATCAACTCATATGGTTTAGTTTCATTCTGTAACACATAAATCTTTTCAAATACCACGTTAAAATTCTTTGATATATCATGGGTTGTCTGCTCAAGATTTTTTTGAGTTGTGAATGTGCAAAGAAGTTGAGTTCTCATTATTTCTTCTTTTTATCTGTGCAAGTATTTCCTATACGACCTGCATAAGTATTAGAAGGTGTAAATCTACCTCCTGGTTTTATTGTAAATCCTACATTTGGTGCGGGTTTTATTGTACCAAGACAATCTACTCCATCAGTTCTTGTCATTGAAGCACCTCTTGTATCACTATTATTGACTCTAAAATTAGTAAATTTCTGATAATCCATGTCATGATTATTAATATCTGCTAACAAAAGATGTCCTCTTACAAACTGAGTTGCTGTCTCTATATACAATTCCCAATCTTCATCCGTCCAATCTTCTGTGCCTGCTCTACCCTCGCTTTTATATTTTTCAGCCCACTTTCTTGCTTGTGCTTCTGCTTTATCATTTATTTGATTAATTCTCTCTTCACTAATTCCAATTTCCCTCGCATAGTCTTCAGCTTCATCTATTTTCTTTTTTGCTTCCTCAAGTTCAACAGGGTCCTTTTTAAATAAATCTTGATGTGTTTCAATTATTCTATTTAAAACTTGTCGTGTTTTAGGATTTTTATATTCGGTTAATTTAATTTTTTCTTCAGCCGCACTTGCAGCTCCTGCTTTTACCTTGATACTACCTGGACCTTCGTCTTCAACCGTAACTATTATTGAACTTGCTTCATCTGCCAACTTATTATAATAATCAGGATCCATTGGGTCTAAATCACCTATAGAACCTAAACATATCATATCACCTACTTTATATGTGACATCAGCAGGAAAGTATACTTCGTGTCCTTTTTTTGTTTGTATTAAAGCAATCAAGTTTTCAGCTAAGTCTGATGCTCCTGATGCTAAAGCAGGTGTATTAGTTAAGACTTCGTGCATAATAGCCATAACTTCTTTTTCGTATTCTTCAGGTGAAAGATTAGGGTCAAGATTTCTTATCCTGTCCATAACCTTTTGTTCATCTTCTGATATACCTTCAGGTGAACTTTTTACAACTTTCTCAAAAATATCTGCAAGTTTTTTAGGATACTCATTTAATATTCTTTCACGACCTTCTTCTGTAGCAGGGTCAGCCCCTTCTATCATTGTTGAAACCGTAAATTTATCTCTGTCCTCTGCTATCTGTAATAGATATTCATTATGTTTCCTAATAGATCGTCTAACTTGTCTAGCTTTTTTCTCAGCTGATTCTTCAGACATACCCTTTTCAATAAAAGCTTGTTTTAATTTTTGTTTATCAGGAATTGGTTTAATTTTATGTTCACCGCTACCAAAAGTTACTGATGTAACATTACCATCAGAATCTTCATTAATTTTTACATCTAAATCTTCTTCAGAATTTATCTCCGTTGGTGTTAAGTCTTTAGTACGAACTTTTGAAGTAACTTTTACTTTACCTGCAGTTTGTGCTTGTGCTGGCGCTTCACCTAATTCTAAAGCCTTTATTATGTCATTCATAAATGGTACTTGTGAATCTACAAACCCACCTTTTTGTACAGGTATTTGACCTCTTGTGTTTTTAGCATCATATGTACTTGGACCTCTTCTTGCTATATATAATTTACTAACTTTTTGAGAATCACTTTTAGCCATATATTTTTGTGCTACTGCTTTTTCCTCATCCGTAAATTCAAGATTACCTTCTTTTATTTTATTTAAAACGTTACCAAAAATTTCCTTTTCTTTGTCATTTTCAAATTGTATTTGTTTGTACATATTTTCCATTTGAGAATCAAATTTTTGTTTTCCTGCTTTATAGCCTGTAGAATCTCTATCAACATCATCGGTAGGTTCTTCTTTTTCAACATCAGGTTCACTTGATAATGCACTATCTGCATAAGAATCAGTTGATATATCAGAACCGGCTATACTTGTTGCTTTATCTTCCTTATCTTCTTCTCCATCATCTTTCTTTTCACCATCTTCTTTACCAGTTTCAACATAATTTCCACTGTCATCTTTTTCAAAAGTAGGTGTTCCTTCTTTTCCCTTACCATCTGGACCAATATCTTTCTTTAACTTATATTTTCCATAACGAACTGATTGATATTTATCATCATCCTTTTCCAATACCAAGATAACATCATCAATAATTTGTCTATCAATACCTTTTGATAAACACAATTCTTTCAACAATACTAAATGATAATCATTATCTGGATTGGGCACACCATTGGGAACTTTAGTTCTCCAATCAAGCCATATTGAATTTAACTCAGAATTCATAATTCTTCATTTCTCCATAATTATTACCAACTTTAGTATTGGTTATAAAACTACTTTGTTCAAGAATTTTTTTAATATCATATAGTGTTTGTATATGATAGTCGAATAAAAAGCTATCATAATTATAATGTACAATTTTTGTATTTCTTGTTAATAAATATGAGTGTAATTCCATTAAGAGTTTAACATTTCGTTCTGTTTCATATGACTGAATGTAGTAATTAAATAACTTCTGAGCATTTAAATTGTTTAAATTCTCATCTTTCAGTGGTCTATTATAAATATGAGTTTCTATTGTTTTCTTATCATTAAACTCAATCCACATTTCATTAATGAGTTTTTTAGTCACTCCTAAAAACTCTACTTTATTTGCCACATCATTTGGTATACCGCCATACAAATATTGAAATGTTTTATTCTTACCTTTAATGATATCAACTTGATATTTATCACTCAAATATTCATGCACGGATGTCTTGGGGAATTCATAGTCAATTAAATTACCAATCAATCTTGGATGATAACCATCAAAATCGAACTCGACAAATACATCATTTAATGGCGAAAAACATTTTCTATGTTCAGGAGTTAAAGCAGCAAAATTTAAATTGTGAATTGCATTAGATGGTCTGGATGTCGTGGTGAAGAAATTATAATTCTGATATAGTTTTTTATCATGAATATACTTTGTTACTTGATGACCAAAGGTTGAGATGATATTCGTATTGACTCCGATTCCATTCAGTTCTATTAGGGTGAATGCCTTTGTGAACTCATCGTGGAATAATTGTAAC